ATTGTAGATAACCAACGACTTTATTGTATGGAATCAAATGATATCTTAGTTAAATATGACCACGAAGGAAGCGAAGAGGAATATAATCCTAGCTGGGCGAAAAGCAGTTGAGGAACTTATAAAGGTAGCTAAAGAAGCTATAGTTGATGGTGGAGAAGATATCTCTGCGGATAGACTTAAGAATGCTGCAGCTACAAAGAAGCTAGCTATTTTCGATGCTTTTGAAATACTTAAACGTATTGAAGAGGAAGAGAATTTACTAAATGAGAAACCTAAGGAAGAAACAGTTAAAAAAGCTTTTGGAGGATTCGCAGAGGGAAGATCTAAGTAATGTACGAGCAGAGCTTATATAAAATAATAAAGGACCATGTTAAACCTAAAGTTTTAAGCAAAACCAATAGGTATAAGAAATGGAAATACGGTTACAACGAAGAGCATGATATGATTGTTATTAGTAAAACCGGTCAGATAGGTGAGATATATGAGATACAGAATCTTAAGATAGCTCTACCTAAAGAAGAGGATGTTGCTAAGCTAGAAGGTAATAGATGGGTTGTTCAGGAGTACCCAAAAGAATTAAAAAGTATTAAAACTATTTTTGATTGGAAAAATTACTCTGAGGAATTCAAAGAGAAATGGTATGACTATATTGAAACAGAGTTTCAGAGGCGTGAAAAAGGTTTTTGGTTCTTTAATAAGGACAAGCCTTCTTATATTACTGGCACTCAGTACATGTACTTGCAGTGGTCCAAGATTGATGTTGGGCAACCAGATTTTAGGGAGTCAAACAGATTATTCTACTTATTCTGGGAAGCTTGCAAGGCAGATACAAGGTGCTACGGAATGTCATATCTTAAGAACAGACGTTCGGGGTTTTCATTCATGGCATCAGGTGAGACCGTTAACATGGCAACAATATCAAGCGATGCAAGATTCGGTATACTATCGAAATCAGGTGCAGATGCTAAGAAGATGTTCACAGACAAGGTTGTACCGATATCCGTTAATTATCCATTCTTCTTTAAGCCCATCCAAGACGGTATGGACAGACCGAAGACGGAACTTGCGTACAGGGTCCCGGCGTCAAAGCTCACAAGGAGGAGTATCGTCGCGGAAGACAGGCCGGAGGAATTAGCAGGGTTAGATACAACGGTAGATTGGAAAAATACAGGTGATAACTCCTATGATGGAGAGAAATTAAAGCTACTAGTACACGATGAGAGTGGAAAGTGGGAAAGACCTAACAATATATTAAATAACTGGAGAGTTACAAAAACATGTCTTAGATTAGGTTCTAGGATTATTGGTAAGTGTATGATGGGATCAACATCAAATGCTTTAGATAAAGGTGGTAGTAATTTTAAAAAACTATATAATGACTCAGATGTTACTAAACGGAACCGCAATGGGCAGACTAGCTCAGGACTCTATTCTTTGTTCATACCTATGGAATGGAACTACGAAGGATACATTGATTCTTATGGATTTCCTGTATTCGATACGCCAAGAAAAGAAGTCTTAGATGGTTTTGGAGATCCAATTAAAATTGGGGTTATTGAGTTTTGGGAGAATGAAGTAGATGGATTGAAGAATGACCAAGATGGTTTAAATGAATTCTATAGACAATTCCCTAGAACAACGAAGCATGCTTTCAGAGATGAAGCTAAGCAGTCATTATTTAACCTAACTAAGATCTATGAACAAATAGATTTTAATGAAGATATAAACAACAAGGCTTTAGTAACAAGAGGTAGGTTTTACTGGGAGAATGGTGTAATAGATGGAGCTGTTAATTTTGCGCCAGATAGAGCAGGTAGGTTTTTAGTTTCATGGATTCCTCCAAGAGAGTTGCAAAATAGAGTTATAAACAAAAATGGTATAAAATACCCAGGGGCTGAACATATGGGAGCTTTTGGTTGTGATAGTTATGATATATCAGGTACAGTTGATGGTAGAGGTTCTAAAGGAGCTTTACACGGATTAACTAAGTTCAGCATGGAAAATGCTCCAGCTAATATGTTCTTTTTAGAGTATGTAGCTAGACCACAGACCGCTGAAATATTCTTTGAAGATGTTTTAATGGCTTGTATATTTTATGGAATGCCAATACTATGTGAGAATAATAAACCTAGACTTTTATATCACTTTAAGAGAAGAGGTTATAGAGGGTTCTCAATGAACAGGCCAGATAAGGTTTGGAATAAATTATCAATTACAGAGAAAGAGATTGGTGGAATACCTAACTCAAGCGAAGATATAAAACAAGCTCACGCTGCAGCCATCGAATCATATATACAGGATTTTGTTGGAGCTACTGAAAGAGGGTATGGAGATTTATATTTTCAAGAGACATTAGAAGATTGGGCTAAGTTTGATATAAACAACAGAACAAAATTCGATGCTACTATAAGTTCAGGATTAGCTATAATGGCTTGTAACAAAAATAGATATACTCCTGTATTTAAGCAAACTAAAACAATAGTTCCATTATCTTTTAAAAAATATGACAACAACGGAGAGTTTTCAAAAATAATAAAATAAATGAATATATACACAAATCCAAATAATTCTTTTCCAAGTCAAGTGGTTAGTGAAGAAGAAAAGCAGAGTGAGGAATACGGTCACGCTGTAGGAAGAGCCATTGAAAATGAATGGTTTAGAGGAGACAGGGGATTAGCTTCTGGAGGTCGTTTCTCTAGTAATTGGCAGTATTTTCACAACTTAAGACTATATGCTAGAGGAGAACAATCTGTTGGTAAATATAAAGATGAACTATCTATTAATGGTGACTTGTCTTATCTTAACTTAGACTGGAAACCAATTGCTGTTTTATCTAAATTTGTAGATGTTGTTGTAAATGGTATGACAGATAAAGGATATAAAATAAGATCTTATGCCTCTGACCCTTATGCTGTTAAACAAAGAACGGACCACGCTACAGCTATAGCTCAAGATGCTTTTGCTTCTGAGTTGATGGAAGAGACTCAACAAAATATAGGTATTGATTTAAAGAGAACAAGTATACCTTCTGAAGAGCTACCAAGAGATAAAGATGAATTAGAGTTGCATATGCAACTTAGCTACAAGCAAGCTATAGAAATAGCTGAAGAAGAGTTAATTGAAAATGTATTCAGCTTTAATAAGTATGAAGAAACAAAGAAGAGATTAGCTTATGATTTAACGGTGCTAGGTATCGCAGCTACTAAAACAAATTTCAACTTATCTAACGGTATTACAGTCGACTATGTTGACCCTGTTAATATCGTATATTCTTATACGGAAGACCCTAATTTCGAGGACCTATACTATGTGGGTGAAGTTAAAAGTGTTAACCTACAAGAGTTAAAAAAAGAATTCCCTCACTTATCACCTAGTGAGTTAGAAGAAATAGAAAAATATCCTGGTGATATAAACTATACTAGAACAGCTCAAGGTCAAGATAACGACAGAAGTAATATTCAAGTATTATACTTTGAATATAAAACTTACTCTGATCAGGTATGGAAAATAAGGCAAACAGAACAAGGACTTGAAAAAGCCTTAGAAAAACCTGACACTTATAACCCACCTGAGAGTAATAACTTTGATAGAGTTAATAGATCTATAGAGGTATTATATAGTGGTGCTAAAATACTAGGCCATAAGAAAATGCTTAAATGGGAACTAGCTGAGAATATGACTAGACCTTATAGTGACCAAACAAAGGTCTCTATGAACTATAGTATAACTGCTCCTAGAATGTATCAGGGACGCATAGAATCTATTGTTAGCAAATGTATCAGTTTTGCTGATATGATTCAAATAACACACCTTAAAATACAACAGATACTATCCAGACTAGTTCCAGATGGTGTTTTTGTAGATGTAGATGGATTAGCTGAGGTTGATCTAGGTAACGGAACAAATTATAATCCACAAGAAGCTCTTAATATGTACTTCCAAACAGGTAGTATCGTTGGTAGATCTTTAACACAAGATGGAGACCCGAACAGAGCTAAAATTCCTATCCAGGAATTACAAAGCTCTTCAGGGTTACACAAAATACAAGCTCTTATTCAGACGTATCAGTATTACTTACAGATGATTAGAGACGTGACAGGTTTAAATGAAGCTAGAGATGGTAGCCAACCTGGTACTGATGCTTTAGTTGGTTTACAAAAACTAGCGGCAGCGGCTTCAAATACA